GCTCTTCCGATCTATGCTTGCTACCTTTCTTGGGCAAATGCACTTCATCTGGTGGCGAGGGCAATTGGTCACCTTCGTCCATCTTGTGCTTGATGCTTTTGCCTTTGAATGACTTGGGTGGTTTGCCCACACCCATGGCCCGGGCCAAGGGATCATCATCATACTTTTTCACAGCACCAGTTTCGTCACTGCCTTTCTTGGGGCGGCCACGACCGCGCTTGGCTTCGGGCTGCTTGGCTGACTTTTCATCACCTTCTTCGTCGGTGTCAAACTTGCGACCATAACCGCCTGCGCCGGCCTTGTGAACAACACCGCGTGCGGTTTTTTCTACGGCTTCATTTTTGGATTTGCCAGGATGCTTTTTGCCACCCATCTCGTCTTTGCCAAGGCGGCCAGCAATAACATCACCTCTTGTTACTTTGTCGTATGGTTTGGCATTGTTGGCTAGATTGCCATCGTTGCCTTCGCCAACAGATCTCATCTTTGATAACTCAGAACCCGGGACCACCATTACATCGTTATGTCCGCTTCTAATATATCGTTGCTGTAATTTTTTCATATCTTCTTCACTCGGTGAATGACTGATTGGAGCACCGTTAGAATAAGTTAGATAGTAATCATTAGGCTTGATTGGTGCACTCCAGCGTTCCATCACGCCTTCTTCGCTCAATGCGCCTCTAATGTCGCCTTTGGCCAATTTCTTTAGTGGACCGCCAATGTCTTTGGCAACTTTTTGCCCAACAGTCTTCGGTTCAGCACGACGTGTTGACAAGTTCTTTTCTGCTTGATCAGCACGTTGTTGTATGCCCATTGAGCGAACCTTTGCATCCATTTCTAATTCTTGCGGATGTGGTTTTCTGTCTTCGTTGAGCTGCTGTGGATTATCAGAAATTGCAGCTAGTTTTTTGTTGAGATCGTAAAAAAATGACATGTTATCCTCTTGGGTTAGCGCCAGTGGCAGGCTTGGGTGGTCGTTTGATTGTGGTCATGGGACTCTTGGTACCCAGTGGCAAATCATTTGTGGTCTTGGCTGGCGGTGTCTTTCCACCTGCCACAGTGAAGTCACTGCGATAGGCATTTTTCAACACAGCATGGTCATAGGGTCCAGTTGCATAATCTTTCTTGAGTGCTCGCTGTTCGCTGTCCGGAGCAGGATATTCTGTATCCTTCAAGAGATCTTTGTTTTCATCGTCAATCTTGTCTGACTCGTCGCGCAGACTATCTTCGTAACCGACAGTGTTCATCACAATGCGATTTGGGTCAAAGCCCATGATCTGAGCAATCTGTTTGATCTGGGGTTCAATGGCAGGGTACCTAAACTCAACGTCAATGATGCTCATGCTTTCATTGGGAAATGCCGGAAAGTCTGGATTGACTTTTCGCACCGGTGTGGTCTTGGCAGCTGACATATTGACCACGTCAAACTGGGCCAGTTTGTCGCGCAGATCTCGCACAAAACCTGCAGGCACATCGCCTACCATTTTGATGCGATATGTGTATGTGCGCTCAGATTCAGCAAGGTATTTGGCAAATGTTTTCATATCAGTGTCCTATTTCTTATTTATTCTTTTTCAGCGTTTTGATCTTTACGACCCAGAATACGCTCCAATAAGTCGTTACGGCTCAGCACCACACCATTGCCTTGCTGTACCGGAGATGCTGCGCCTGCGTCGCCGCGAGTGGCCTGCTGATCCAGTCGCATTTTCTTCAACTGCAGATCAATCATCTTGAGTTTTTTGTCCAGCTTGGCTGTCTTGGCTGTGATAGCATGTCCCAGCATGTTGCTGGCCACACCAAAGATTTCGCTGGCAAATCTTGAATCAACCTGCATGCCCAGATCCATGAGGTCTTTGTAGCTGGATTCAGCCATGTCAGCTAGGCTGTCCATTTCCTTGTCTGTGGCTTCAAGTCCGCGCACACCGGGCAGTGCAGCATCAATCTTGTCAATGGTGGCATCAATTTCCTGCAGTGTCACGCGATTTTCTGCCAGGTTGGGTATGGCAGCATCAATCTCTTCAGGGCTGGGAGGTAAGTCAAACAACTGTTCAAGTTTGCGAGTCATGCCGTATTTAGCGGCTATCTTCGCCCGTTCCTAAACATGTCGTCTTCGGTGATGACTCTGAACGTGAGTCCTTGGCTGCGGCACCACTTGGTGGCAGCATCCCATTTGGCGTAGTTTACTGCCACGGCTGCGCGGTCTCGTGCGCTTTGTTTGCTTTCTACCACACTCTGCTTCTTGGGTTTGATTTCCACAACTTCAGCACGAACTGTGTTGTCCTTGTTGCGGTACATGATGAGAAAGTCTGGCACGTAGATGGTCTGTTTGCCGGTGAGTGGATTGCGATAGGGAATGTGTATGCTTTCGCTGGCCCATTGCAGCACATGGTCATTGAGATCACAAAATCTCATGAAACTAAATTCCCAACCCGAACGATAACGTGGAGTGTTCTTGCCCACGTATTTTTGTGGATTCACAACGTCATAGAATCCCTGTGCCCACTTGCTCATTGCAGGACCAGTTGATTGGCATAGTAGTTGGGTTGCACTGCTACCTGAACACCCAGCAAGGTAGCACGGTTTCTTATGAGATTTAGATAGTATGCCAGATTGGCCGTGAGATTGATACCAGTACCATTGGCTTCAAACTGTTGCAACAGAGTCAGGGCAGGAATATTGGTCTCTTTGGCAATCTGAAACAGGCTCACAGTGAAGTTGCCAGCTGTGATAGTGTTGTCAATCTGTGACAGAAAATATGTGTTGACTAGATCATATTCATTGGCAGGAATTGACAGTTCATTGAGATAGAATGTGTCAAACACTCGCACGGTTTGATCAATATTGCGGTTGATTTCGTTTATGCTGGCCATGTGTTAATTAGTAGGTGGGTTGTTGGGAGTTGGGAAAAATCTACCGCCGTTGTTTCTTGATCCCTGACTGATGGCCTGGGTACCAAGACTGAAACTTTCACTGCTAGCGATACTGGCCAAATCAGCTCCTTTGAATGTGTTGTAAGTGGTTCCAGCCTTGAGTGCGGCTCCAATTAGTCCTGCTGGACCGCCACTCTGTAGATCTGTCAAGATACCGCCACCTGCATCCAACAAACCGCCTTGTCCAAATATGTTTCTCTGCGCTCCCGGTCTTGCCAAGGGACTGAGTTCGGTGTCGTAGTGTGCGGGATCTGCAAAACCCTGCACGTTGACATCAGGTCTGCTGCTGCCAATGCCACCAGCATAGTATTTCACAGTTTCATACGCAATGGTCATGGTGTTTTGCATGGTACCGTTGCCTTCATAGTAGTTATAGGTATCATGACTGAAACGTGTGATTATGGGATTGATCAAAACATAGCTGGCGTATTTGTGCTGATCCAACCCGTAGATTCTGATGTCTTTGAAGAAGGGAGGTTTGCCAGTGCTGCCTGACAACTGACCATCGTCTACGGCTTCACCAATAAAGCCCCAATCATATGTTCTCTGAGTATGATCATAAAGATTGCGTGGCCAAGTACCTGACCCCTTGAACATGATTTGGTTATCACCTGGACTGCCATTTGTTGCTGGTGCATTGAGATAAGGCTGAGTGGGATCTTTGTAGTAGTACGAATAGTAGTTGTACCAAAGATTGCGGCTGTTGTCGCCTGCATCATCATGGAACGTAATTGTCACTGGTTCATACTGTATCTGTGTCTGCACTAGACGTTTGCGATTGTACTGATTCAGTGTTTCGTTCTTGATATTGTATTGCGGCAGACTCACTGACTTCACAATGTAACTTAAATTATAAACGTCACGGGTGGCAAAAAGATTGTTGAGTGCCGGAATCTCTGTGTTGATTGTGAAACTCACATGATAGAGAAACTTGTAGCGCGGTTTTAATTCGTAAGCATTGGTGGTAAACGTCCGACTTGCGTGTGTGTAATCACGCAAGTTAGACGTACCAAAAAGACCTTGAGTAAATTGTTGTAAAAAGTTTTGGCCAAAAAATGCCACGATGCTATACCATGTTAGACATTGGTAGCTGAGCCAACACCAGTGACCACGTTGCCAACAGCACGAGCAATCGCAGTACCAACACCAGTACCACTGGGGGTCTGGTTGGCGTTGTCATAAGCAATGGCCATCTCAATTGTGGCAGCTTCGTTGGTGCCGTAGTTTAGATCACCGTAGTTTGCGCCTTTGAGATAGCAACCATACAATTCCCAGGTTTCTAGCACAACAGGTGCAGCAGCACCGTTGCCACCGTCAAGAATTTCAATCTTGGTCAGGAACTTGTAGTTGATACCTGAAGCTGCTGATGCCATTTCCAAGAAGTCCATTTGCTTCTGAAGCTGTTCGCCCACAAGCTTGCTCACACTGTTGCTGGCATCGTCACGGATGGTGCATGTGATATCTGCCCAGGCATGCTTGCCAGCCAGCTTGAGAGTGGAGTTGTAGATCGGCAGTGCAATTTCTTCAAAAGTTAGATTGGGCCGAGTCACGTTAACCACTTGTTTGGTCATTTCGCTCTTTGGGGTACTGACACCAAAATTTTCAAAGCTCACTCTAAAGCGATACTTGAGCTTGGGCATCAACAGACCCTGGGTTGGGTTGCTCTGGTCGCTGCCTGCGGGACCGCCCAAGGGTACTGTCATTTTGTTTAATGATGAAACTGCCATGTTTTTCTCCTATACTTTTATTTACCTTAAATGGTGACCAATTTTTTGGCCACCATTTTTACAGGCTGTTTCACCTTACGCACCAGCCGCAATCTCACCTGTGTTCTTGATACGCAGCGGAATGTAGATGAATTCCACGGCCTTGACAGGCTCAATTGCGATATCAACCCACAGTTCGTTGCGGTCAATTCTAGCAGGTGTGTTGTTGCTGAGATCACACACCACCAGGTAATCATACAGCGCACGCTTGGCCACCAGGTCAATCATTAGACTGTTGACCACGTTGGAGATTTCGTTGCGAGTTAGTTCATCATTGGGTTCAAACAGGAACTGTTTGCCAATTTCTTCCAATCTACCACGCAAGAATGCCACCAAACGTGCCACGTTGATTCTATCCAGTGCAGTGGTTGCTGTGGCAGTGGTCTTGTTACCAAAGTTCACAATACCCACACCTGGGATGAATGTGATGGGGTTGATGTTGCGTTCATACAAGATGTCGCGCACAGCCTGGCTAACACCAATCTGCTGGAACTCGCCAGTTGTGGCATCAATGTAACCAATAGCGCTGGCATTGTCAATCACACCACGGCGTGTACCTGCTGGTGCCAACCATGGATAACTCACAGCATCGCTGCGCAGTATGGTTCTAACCATCATGTGACTGGGAGGTGCCACCACAGTGTTGCCTGACAAATCGTTGGTTTGACAGCTGGGATAGAATGCACCAGCATAGTTGCTGACAGCGTTGTTTCCATCTTCGGTCAGCAGTCCAAGGCCATTGCTGTTGGTTGCCCATTCCACTAGACTGTTACCGCTATTGTCAAGTCTCATG